AGAAATGCTGCTGACAACGCTTATAATGCAAGACTAGAAGCTGTGAGTGGAGCATTAAAATTTGAAACTAATGGTACTTTAGCATTAACCATAGACTCGTCACAAAATGCAACTTTTGCAGGAGGTGTTACTGTTCAAGATAACATTACAATGACAAAATCCTCTGGTAACAACCAGTTGTATATAAATTCTTCTGGTGGAGGTGCTCCTGTAATATATTTAGAAGATCCAAACCGTAAATGGGGTCAATTTGTTTCAAATGGTCATTTATATTTTAAAGATGAGACCGCGAACATAACTGCACTTAAAATAGACGGTGTTACTGCAAATGCAACTTTTGCAGGTGACGTAAACATTACAAAAGGCACAACAGATTCTGTTATAAAATTTAATGTGTCAGGTCAAAGTTATACTGTAGGTGTTGATTATGATGATAGTAGAAAATTTAAAATTGCTAGTTCTTCAAATTTAGGAACACAAGATAGAGTAACTGTTCTTAGTACAGGTCAAGTAGGAATTGGAACGATTACGCCTGCGGTTAAATTACACGTTCACGCCACAAGTGGGGACGGTTTAATAAGAGTTACCGGTGATAATATTATAAATTCTGGCGGCACTATAAAAGGATTTAATAATGGTTTAGCGCTTAATGTTGCCGCTAGTGGTGGGGGAAGTGAAACAGAAGCAATAAGAATAGTAGGCAATGGAAACGTGGGAATTGGAACGACATCGCCAGCATCTAAATTACAAGTAAGAATAGGTGGTATTGGAAGCAATGCAAATGATGAAGTTGATGGTGTTATTTTTGAAGGAGATAGACACGATTTAATATTTAAACAAATAAGAACTAGCGCATCTAGTGATTGGAATAGCACAACTTTTAGACTTCAAACAAGAGTAGATACTACATTAATGTCAAGTATTGATTTTGTAACAGATGCAAGTTTTGAAAGGCATATAGATATAAATACAGCATCTAATAGTTTAAACACAAGATTTACCCACAATGGAAAAGTAGGAATCGGAACAAATTCGCCTAGTCAAAAATTAGATGTTAATGGAGCTACTAATTCAAAAGGACTATTAATAAATGGATTGCATAATTTTGGAGTTGATTCTAACGCAAGTATTGAACTCAATAATGCTGCTACTTCCTATGGCGTTATAAGAGCATTTCAAAGTACTGATGCAACAGGTGTGATTCACTTTTTTGGGCGTTCTTGGGGTGGTGGCTCATCTGTTGGTATGGTAAATATTGAGGGTCACAATGGTGTGAGCATAGGCACTTGGAATTCACCATCAACATCCACGACTTTTTTAACCTCAGGAAACGTCGGAATTGGAACAGCTTCGCCTAGTGCAAAATTACATTTAGCCGTAAGCTCTGCAAATGATGATACTTTTCATATTTTTAATGGTAGTGTGCGTACACATTTATTAGGTTCTGAAAGCACTAATGGTGTTATATATTTAAGAAATTCATCTAATAGTAATACGGTTAGAATTAATACCTCAGGCAATTCATATTTTAACGGAGGTAATGTAGGAATTGGAAATACAAGCCCATCGCAAAAATTACACGTTACAGGATCTATATTAGCGTCTAGTGATGTTGTAGCTTTTTCAGATAAAAAATTAAAAGAAAATATTAAAACTTTAGATGGCTCTAAAGTATACGATATGCGCGGTGTTAGCTTTACTAGAAAAGATACTGGTAAAGATAGCAGCGGTGTTATAGCGCAAGAAATACAAAAAATAGCACCAGAATTAGTAACTGACAACGATGGAACATTAAGTGTTGCATATGGAAACTTAACTGGATATTTAATTGAAGCAATTAAAGAATTAAAAGCTGAAATAGAAGAACTTAAAAAACAAATTAAATAATGGCAAAAAAAATTGATAAAATATATTCATGGAATATTAATTCATTAGATACGCATGTTAGCCACGAAGGTGAAGTTGACGTAGTTAGTACAATACATTGGACGTATAAATGTACAGAGGGTGATATTAGTTCGTCTATGATTGGAACTTATTCACCTGAGTATGATAAAAAAGATTTTATTGAATATAAAAAATTAACAAAAGACAATGTAATTACTTGGTTAGAACTTAATTTAGATATTGAAAATATGAAAATATCCTTAAATAATGATATAGCAATTCAAAAAACACCAGTTTCTAATAGTTATAATGATCCGTTTGGATCTGAATAATAAGTTTAGAAAACGCATAAAACAGGTAATTAATAAAATATAGTGTAATTAAATAATTTAAAAATTAAAACCATGAGTGAAAACAAAATAACCGAAGAACAATTAAAAAACTTACAAGATTTAGTAGCTAAAATTAATAATTCAGCTGCTCAGCTAGGTAATATTGAAATGCAAAAACACCAATTACTACACGCTTCTAATGCTTTACAATCTGATCTTAATAACCTACAAAAAGGTTTAGAAGAAGAATATGGTAAAGTTAGCGTAAATATACAAGACGGTACTTTTGCGCCAATTCCAGAGGAAACACCTATTGAAACCGCAGAATAAAACTATGTCTTTAGTAAGAAAGATTAGCATAGGTAAGGATTATAAAAATGATGCAATGCATTACTCTGTTGGACAAGAAGTTTACGGAGGACATATTATATCTGAAATAGTAGAACAGCCTGATAAATTTTCTATTTTTATAAAAAAAGGTAAAGAAGTTTTACCTTGGAAAGATTTTAATAAAAATATGGCTATAGCTGTTGAGTATAATTTACAGTATTAATGCAAAGTTTATTTAATTTTATAATTAAACCTAAACAAGAAAGATACGACAATAAAAAATATATCGATGATAATGAGCTAATTCTAAATTCAGAAATAGCAGATCATCGGTATGTTAGTCGTGTTGGTATTGTGACAGCATTACCTAAGTCAGAAAAAACTAAAATACAAATTGGTGATGAAGTAATTGTGCATCATAATGTTTTTAGAAGATATCATGATGCTAAAGGTATAGAAAAAAACAGTAGAAGCTACTGGAAAGAAGATAAATATTTTGTAACAGCAGAACAAATATTTTTATATAAACAAAATAACGAATGGTATGCGCCAAAAGATTATTGTTTTATAAAACCAATTCAATCAAATAATATTATAGAAAAAGAAATACCACTTAGAGGTATCGTTAAATATTTAAGTGAAGACTTTGACAAAATAAAAGTTAATGATTTAGTTGGGTTTATGCCAAGCGGTGAATATGAATTTATTGTTGATGGCGAAAGATTATATAGAGTATTAACTAAATTTATAACTATTAAATATGAACGTCAAGGAAACGAAAAAGAATATAATCCAAGCTGGGCATAGGGCTGTAAAAGAACTTATTAAAGTTGCTAAAGAACCTATAGTAGAAACTGAAGATGATATTTCTGCTGATAGATTAAAAAACGCGGCAGCCACAAAAAAGCTAGCCATATTTGATGCTTTTGAGATATTAAATCGTATTGAAGAAGAAAAAGCTTTATTAGATAACAAACCATTAGAAAAAAAAGAAGAAGTTTTTAAAGGGTTTGCAGAAAGAAGATCTAAGTAATGTATAAACAAAATTTATATAAGGTTATAGAGCCTATAAAAATAAATACAATTAAAAGATTAAATAAATCTAAAAAATGGGAATATGGATATAATAAAGAACATGATATTATCGTTATATCAAAAACTGGTGAAATTGGCGAAATATATGAAATCCAAAATTTGCGGATAGCATTGCCAAAACCAAAAAACGTTTTTAAAGGTAATAATAAATGGGAAGTACAACAATATCCTAAAGCATTACAAAAGCTTAAAAGCATATTTGATTGGAAAGAATTACCGCAGGAATTTAAAAACAAATGGCATGAATATATTGAAAATGAGTTTACTAAAAGAGAACAAGGTTATTGGTTCCGCAATAAAGGTGTTGATACTTACATTACTGGTACTCATTACATGTACTTGCAGTGGACTAAAATTGACGTTGGCAAGCCAGAATTTAGGGAAGCAAATAGATTATTCTACATTTTCTGGGAAGCTTGTAAAGCCGATGTACGATCATACGGAATGTGCTATCTTAAAAACAGAAGATCTGGGTTTTCATTTATGGCATCAGCAGAAACTGTTAATTTGGCAACCATATCAAGTGATGCTAGGTACGGGATTTTATCCAAGTCTGGATCTGACGCAAAAAAAATGTTCACTGATAAAGTGGTACCCATATCAGTTAACTACCCATTCTTTTTTAAACCGATACAAGACGGTATGGATAGACCCAAAACCGAGTTGGCATATCGTGTACCCGCAAGTAAATTTACCAGACGAAAGATACTCGCGAATGAAAGGGCCAAGGAGCTCGCAGGGTTGGACACCACCATCGATTGGAAGAACACAGGTGACAACTCCTACGACGGTGAGAAATTATCGCTCCTCGTCCATGATGAAGCAGGTAAATGGGAACGCCCGGACAACATCCTCAATAACTGGAGGGTTACGAAAACAACGCTAAGATTAGGTAGTAGAGTTATAGGAAAGTGTATGATGGGTTCAACTAGCAACTCATTAGATAAAGGCGGTGAAAATTTTAAAAAACTTTATAATAACTCAGATGTTACTAAACGAAACCGCAATGGACAGACTCGCTCGGGATTATATAGTTTGTTCATACCTATGGAATGGAACTTCGAGGGATTCATTGATTCTTTTGGATTACCTGTATTCAATACACCAGAAAAAGAAGTACAAGATAATTACGGGGAAGTTATTGACATCGGAGTTATCGAACACTGGGAAAACGAAGTTGAAGGATTAAAAGGTGATCAAGATGCTTTAAACGAATTTTATAGGCAATTCCCACGTACAGAGGAGCATGCGTTTAGAGATGAAACTAAAAATAGCATATTTAATTTAGCAAAAATATACGAACAAATAGATTTTAATGAAGAAGCTAAATATAGTGCATTAGTAACTAAAGGAACTTTTTCTTGGAAAAATGGGATTAAAGATTCGCAAGTTCAATTCACTCCAAATGATAATGGTAGATTTAAAGTTAGTTGGGTTCCAGATTTAAGATTACAAAATAATGTAGTAATAAAAAACGGAACTAAACATCCTGGCAACGAACATATAGGTGCTTTTGGATGTGATAGTTATGATATATCTGGAACTACAGATGGTAAAGGATCTAAAGGTTCTTTACACGGATTAACTAAGTTTAGTATGGAAAACACGCCAGTTAATCAGTTTTTTCTTGAATATGTTGCTAGACCACAAACAGCTGAAATATTTTTTGAAGATGTTTTAATGGCATTAATATTTTATGGAATGCCTATGTTAGCTGAAAACAATAAGCCAAGATTATTATATTATTTAAAACGCAGAGGCTATAGAGGATTTTCAATGAATAGGCCTGACAAAATTTATAATAAATTATCTGTTGCAGAAAAAGAAATAGGCGGTATACCAAATTCAAGTGAAGATATAAAACAAGCTCACG